CTTCAATAGGGAGGGCGCTTAAATTTAACTAAATGAGTTGTCTTGTAGACGTAAAAGGATACCAAGAGAAAGGGATCGCCATCGATCCTAACGGAACCCATGGAGACGCAATCGAGCTTCATGGGCTTCTTGTTGTATTGCCTAAGCAGCCTCAGAAGAAGGACATACTGTTCCATGAGCTTCCAAAGAACAAGCAGTTCTGGAGAAGGGTAGAGGTTCCCGCTGAGCTTTCCAGGATAAAAACGATGGATGAGTGGATGGAAAGACCGCAGGAATTTAGAAACAGATATTCCCCTTTCATCGAGAAGGAATTTAAAAGGAGAAGAGACGGGGTGTGGTTCTACAACAACGGAGTCCCTATATATATAACTGGGAGGAACTATATGTTCTTGCAGTGGACGAAGATGGACATAGGCTATCCTAACTTTCTAAATTTTCAGCGTGAGATATTTCTTCATCTGGCTGCTTGCGAGGTTGACGACCGTTGCCTTGGTCAGCTTTATACTAAGTGCCGTCGTTCTGGCTATACCAATATATGTTCCGCTGTACTTGTGGATGAGGCTACACAGGTTAAAGATAAACTTCTTGGTATACAGTCGAAGACTGGTAAAGACGCTCAGGAAAACATCTTCATGAAGAAGGTGGTGAACGTATTCAAGAACTACCCATTCTTCTTCAAGCCGATCCAAGACGGTACAACTAACCCTAGGATGGAGCTGGCGTTCAGAGAACCGTCGAAAAGAATCACGAAGTCTAACAAGACGTCTAGGATGGGGGACGCTTTGAATACGATCGTCAACTGGAAGAACACCACGAATAACGCATATGACGGTGAGAAGCTGCACATGCTCTACCTCGACGAAGCTGGGAAGTGGGAGAAGCCGTCAGATATAAAGGAGGCATGGAGAATCGAGAGGACCTGTTTGATCGTAGGTAAGAAAATCATAGGGAAGGCGCTGGTAGGAAGTACCGTGAACCCTATGGACAAAGGTGGGCGCGAATACAAGAAGCTATGGAACGATTCAGATCCTGGAAAAAGAAACCAGAACGGAAGGACGGTGAGCGGTCTGTACTCTATATATATACCAGCTTACGAGGCACTAGAGGGTTTCTTTGACATATATGGGAACGCAGTCGTAGAAAACCCAGAAAAGGAAGTGCACGGGATAGACGGGGAAAAGATTGCTATAGGGGCTAAGACGTTCTTGAAGAACGAGCGTGAAGCACTCAAGCACGACCCAAGGGAGCTAAACGAAGTTATCAGGCAGTTCTCTTTTACTGAAGACGAGGCATTTAGGGACAGCATCGAGGGAAGTATCTTCAACATCGGTAAGATATACCAGCAGATAGACGCTAACAACGACCTATTCCCGAACCCTGTAGTTACAGGGAACTTCATGTGGAAGGACAAGGATAAAGAGGTGATGTTCTCTCCTACTCCGCAGGGTAGGTTTAAGGTGTCCTGGATGCCACCTCAAGAGAAGAGGAATGTGATCAGGGAGGAGAGAGGAAAGTTAGTTCCGCCTAACGGTCACATAGGATGCGGAGGGGTGGACACGTACGATATTGATGCAACGGTAGATGGAAGGGGATCTAAAGGCGCCATGCACTTATACAATAAGTTCAACATGGAGGTCCCATCTAACATGTTTGTAGTAGAATACAACTCCAGGCCAGACTTGGCTAGCATCTTTTACGAGGATGTGCTTATGTGTGCTTTCTTCTATGGGTATCCGCTGCTAGTAGAGAACAACAAGTACGGGATATTTAGGTACTTCGAGTCAAGGGGATACGAGGAGTACTTGATGGAAAGGCCAGACTTCTTGAGATCTGCGAACTCTCATGCAAACGTGAAGACGAGGGGGATACCATCCAGCTCTGCTGACGTTGTTCATGCTCACGCTCAGGCTATCGAGAACTTCATACACAACCACGTTGGCATGAATAACGAGACGTTCGAGATGGGGAATATGTATTTTAACAGAACCCTTGAAGACTGGATAGGATTCGATATAAATAACAGGACCAAGTTCGACTTAACGATCAGCTCTGGATATGCGCTGCTTGCCGCTCAAAAAGCTAAAGAAGAAAAGAAGCCTTCTTCGTTTGTAGACAAGACGTTTTTCAGAACATATAAGATAAAAGAGTGGCATAGGTAGTTTGATTATATTTGCGGAAATATCGCAAATACGCCTTTTAATGTACAAAAGCGGAAATAAAAATAGAGGTGTTCAGCTTTCTTCTGGGAACTTCCCGAATCCTTTAGCTTCTTCCGAGGAAAAGGCCACATCTGCGTATGGGTTGGCGTATGCGAAGGCAATATACAAGCAGTGGGGGAAATTCGACGAGGACTCTTCTTTGTATAGAAAGAGATACAAGACGTTCGAGAGAAACAGAGATTATGCTAACGGTACGCAGGACACTGTAATATATAGACAGTTGCTTACTTCTTCCGATCCAAATAACGGAGACGGAAGCATGATGAACATAGACTTTACTCCAGTTCCTATACTCCCAAAGTTTGTAAGGATTGTAGTAAACAAGATTCTGTCTCAGGCGCCATACCCGAACGTAGAAGCTATAGACCCTCTGTCTTCTTCGGCAAAAGACAAAGAGAAGAGAAAGATGGAGATGCTTATAAACTCTAAGCAGGCTCTTAGTGATATAAAACAAAAGACTGGCATGACCATCGGAGTAGATCCAGATGAGTTACCAGACACGCTTGAAGAAGCAGAGATCTTCTTCGGTCAGAATATAAAGACTACCGCAGAAGTAGCCGCTCAAATAGCTACTAACTTGACGCTTGAGTGGAGCGACTTTAACGACAATATTTTCAGACGCTGTGTAAATGACATAGCCACTGTAGGTATGGCTGTGGTCAAGAGAAATAACGACCCTAACTACGGTATAGTTACTGAGTATGTAGATCCTTCAAACTTCATACATAGCTACACCGAAGACCCAAATTTTTCTGACATGACGTATGCTGGTCACGTAAAGCATATGTCCATACAGGAGCTTAAGAGAATTGCTGGGGATCAGTTTACAGAGGAGGAGTATGAAGAGATAGCGAAAGCAGCTCAGAAGATGTACAGCCTCGACGTAAATGGACTTAGTAGAAGGCAGTACGATAGCGGGACTGGCAGCGTTAGATATGGGTACGACGAGTACATGATAGACGTACTTGACTTTGAGTTCTTGTGCAACGATGTTATTTATTTCGAAGAGAAAGAAAACAGACACGGAAACATAGGATTCCATTACAAAGGAGAAGCATACAAAGCCCCTCAAAACTCTGTGTTCGAAAGGCGTCCAGTTAAGCTGGACAACATGGTGGTATACGGTGGGTCTATGGTTATCTGCTGCAATAAGATCTTCAACTACGGAAAGAAGACCAACATACCTAAGAATATACACGACATATCTAGAGCGTCTCTCTCGTATTCCGCTGTGGCCGTAAACATAAGAGACATGATTCCTAAGTCTATGGTAGACAGCTGCATAGGGTTTGCCGACCAAATACAACTCTCTCACCTCAAGCTCCAGCAGTCTATAGCTAAGGCGAAGCCAGACGGAATCATTATCGACATCGAAGGATTGGAGAACGTGCAGCTTGGCAAAGGAGGCGATCTCCAACCGCTTGAGCTACATGATATATACGAGCAGACTGGCGTATTCTATTACAGAAGCAAAAACCCAGAGGGCGGATTCCAAAACCCACCCATCAGAGAGATAGGGAACACTATAAGAAACATCAACGAGCTTATAGGTATATACAACCACTATCTCAGGATGATACGGGACACCACTGGCATCAACGAGGCCATGGATGGTTCGTCTCCGAAAGGGGATCAACTTGTTGGGGTTAGACAGCAGGCTATTAGCGCTGGAAACAACGCCATATATGACATAACAAACTCTTCGCTGATACTGTATAAGAAGGTTTGTGCTGACGTTGTAAAGAGCATACAGATCATCCCTAACGACTCTGTTATCTTCAGAGTATATGAGAACGCCATCGGCGCTCACAATATGAAGGTGATCTCTTCTTTCTCTGACTTGTACATGTTCAACTTCGGTATCACCGTAGTGAAGGACATGGAGGAGATCGAGAAGCAGTATCTAGAAAATAACATACAGATTTCTCTTGCTCAGAAAGAGCTTGACATAGAAGACGCTATAGCTATACGTCAGCTTAAGGACATCAACCAAGCAGAGAAGCTGTTGATCTTGAGAAGAAAAAAGCGTATGGCTTCTCAGCAGCAGATGGCTATGCAGAACTCTCAGATGCAGGCACAGATGCAGCAGCAGTCAGCAGCCCAATCCGCAGAGATCAGGATGCAGGAGTTGCAGGCCCAGTCTCAGATAAAAGCTCAGGAGATGCAGTTGGAGGCTCAGCTGAAGGTTCAGGTTGAACAAGCTCTGCATGAGCTAAGAAAAGAGATAGAACAGATAAAAGCAGAGGCATACGCCTACTCAAAGGACGCAGATAACTCGTTCAAAAAAGAAGTGGAGAACATGAAGGAGGACAGGAAAGATGAGAGAGTTAAAAAGCAGGCTGTTGAACAGAGCAAACTGATTTCTCAGAGAGAGGGGAAGAGAGGCGAGCTGGAGGAGATAAGAGAGCAGGCGGCTGAAGCAGCTCAACAAATTTCAAATGGAATCATTTCAAGAATATTAGGAAGATGAGCAACGTAGTAAATCTAGATGTCGCAAAAAGAGTAGACATCATATGCAGGAAGGGCGATACGTTTAAGCTTGAGATAGATCTTAAAGCGGCTGATGGAACTTTGGTTCCAGCTGGAGCTTATAATTATAAGATGGAGGTTAGGGCTTACGACTACGCAAATACTTCGTACACAGACCCAGCTGGAGATGCTGATGCTACAATAATTCTTTCTACTGAAGACGCCGACCCAACGCCTACGCCTGTAAAAAAGATAACTTCAATTAACAATGTTGCTGGGAAAGCAACATTTGGCGTTACGAGTGCCATCATGAAGACAGTTGCTGCTGGATTGTATGTGTACGACATAGAGGCAACTTCTACTGGACCTACTCCAGAAACGCAGACTTGGTTGTACGGAACATTTAAGATAAACGAAGACATATCTGTGTGATGAATGTTGGATTCACCTTACCTCCAGGAAATTCAATATCTATAAACGTACCAGAGTCTCAGTCGATAAAGACTGTGACCTCTGAGTTCGCAACCATATCTATAACCTCTGACAATCAGGTGTCGCTGGATATTACTACGCCAGCGAACAATAGTCTTTCTTTCTATCCACCTACACAGTCTGTAGTAAAGACGAGTCTTGAAAGACAAAACTCTTTATCTATATACCCATATAATCAAATACCTGTAGTAGAAGTTGTTCAAGGAACAGATGCCAAATATGGGGTGTTCTACTCTACGTCAATGCAGCCATCTTTGGGTGCTAACGTAAAGAACACTATGTCATTCCCTACAGCAGACATAGCCAGTGGAATTACCGTTGTAGACGGAAACAAACTTAAGTTTCTCACCTACGGTGTTTATAACGTACAGTTCTCTGCTCAGTTTGACAAAACAGATTCTGGTGTTGATCATGCTGACGTTTGGTTCTCTCAAAACGGAACAGACGTAAAGGACTCTAACACCAGAATTGAGCTTGATAAGAATGACGCCAAAATGGTTGCTGCCTGGAATTACTTAGTAAGGGCAGAAAATGACGACTATGTTCAAATACATTGGGCTTCACAAGATCCAGACGTTCGGCTTTACTATGAGGATCCAGCTTTTACAGGTCACCCGTTACCTGCCAGGCCAAGAATACCTTCCGTAATAATTACAGCGCATTTAATAGCTAGTGCTGTTGCTGGACCACAGGGGCCTGCTGGACCTGCTGGACCACAGGGACCAGCTGGTGCTACGGGGGCTACTGGCCCTGCGGGGGCTACTGGTGCTCAAGGTGCTCAGGGGCCTCAGGGACTTGCTGGTGCTGCTGGAGCCCAAGGCCCTCAAGGACCGAAGGGTGATACTGGAGCCGAAGGCCCTCAAGGGCCGCAAGGTGTTGCTGGGCCTGCTGGCGCCGCTGGAACGACTGGAGCACAGGGCCCAAAGGGGGATACAGGCGATACTGGGCCTGCTGGCCCTACTGGACCCGCTGGGCCAACTGGTGCAACAGGACCAACTGGAGCTACAGGTCCTGCTGGGGCAAACGGAAAGTCCGTTACTGGGGTGTCTGTTTCAAATAGGTCGGTTACAACAACCCTTAGCGATTCTTCCACAGTAAACGGAAGTTTTGCTGTAACCCAAACTAGTATAGACGCTCCAACAGAAACTGCGTCGGGGTCTGGTTTCTATTGGAATGGATCAGCATTCGTTGCCAAGGAATTTGTAAATCCAAACACGGAAGGCATAACCGTTAGCCTTCCTTCTGGTAAGTC